TCATGCCAAAAGAAGATTTTTACAAATTTTTAAATCAATGGGCTAATTGTGCTTTGCCATATTTTATTGAGGTGAATTGAAATGCGTAACCAATACCGTAATGACCGTATGTATCAGGGTGACTTGCTGGACCGTCAGATCCCACGCTGGGTAGAGTACCTAGGGGCAATAGTCATGGGAGCAATCTTGGGAGCAATGTTTGCTTATGGAATATAAAAAGTTTAATCAGGAGCTGCATGACGCTTGCGACCCTCCAGCTCGAGAAGCGGTGACTGAGTGGGTTGCAGTTCGATGGGGTCTTGAATGCAAACCCAATCCCGACAAGTACGGGGTCGACCTGATCGTTTATCGCAAGAGTGAGCTTTGTGGATTTATTGAGGTGGAGACGAGAGACTGGGGAACGCTGCATTGTCCTTACGACAGCATTCATATAGCCCAGCGCAAGGAAAAGCTTTTTCAAAATGAAGGTACGTTGATCTTTGTCACTACCCGAGATTTTAAAAATGCTTATTGGTGCAAGACTGAGTACGTTAAAAACAGTCCATTAATTGAAGTGCCAAACCGAGCAGTAAAGCGCAATGAGTATTTTTACGATGTACCGATTGAGTTGTTTCAGTACGTTGATCTTACGGAACCGTTTTAAAAAGGAAAATTATGAAACCGCATAAACACGCAAACTTAATTAAAGCATGGGCTGATGGTGCTGAGATTGAATTTCATTCACATGATGATGTATGGTTTTTAGTGACAAAGCCAGAGTGGGATATAGAGCAAAAATACCGCATTAAACCTGAACCAAAGCCTGACGAATGGTCTTATTTGATATGCAACAGAAGCTTGTGGATAGAGGTATCAAGCCCCCCTATGAGAAAAGATTTATGCGAAAACTTAATGAGATTAAGACGTGATGGGGAAACATTAAAAATTAAATCAGTAGAGGTGTTGATATGAAAAAATTTATGAAAGCATTTCCTATTCCAAAAGACGTATTGGGATTAGATTATTGCGGAATGAATTTGAGAGATTACTTTGCAGCTAAGGCTATGCAGGGACTGATGAGCAGAGTAGACCATGTAAATGGTGATTGCGTAACTAATGCAAGTCCCGATGATGTTGCTGGTTATGCTTATGGACTGGCAGACGCAATGATGAAAGCGGGAAAGTCATGAAAGTAATTGACGTTTTATGGTTTTGCGCTGGGCATGGGAATGTTGGCATTGTGAAATGCGAAAGCCAATATGACGGGATCAAATACTACATTGGATCATTTCCCGGTGAATCAAAAAATCATAGCGAGGAAGAAGACATTCAGTGGATTGCTAGTTTAGGAAGCCGTTTTCCTGACGCTGCTGGCAAATTGCTTTTTGGGGATTAATGGTGAAACTAATAATTTTGGCTTTGCCTGTATTGCTGGCTGGTTGCATTACCTACCCGTCAGTCGTTTGTAAGGATGGAATCATGTATGCCAAAGAGGGTTTGACCTCCGTATACACGAAGACCACTATGAGCTGCATTCAAGTAGAAAATTATTTTCAATCAAAGTAAAAAGGAAAAACCATGAATCAAGAGCATATTTGGACACCCGCAGGAACCGATGTCACTATCCGCTGGCGCATGAATGGATGGGTTCCCCCTTCAGAGCAACAAGTCTATCGAGACAAGTGGTCGTATTATCAGAATTTGCCCCTTCGCAAACTTGATGACGAAGCAAAGCAGCAATACGAAGCCGTACTCAGAAAAGCAAAAGTAGCACGAATCAAATAAAAGGAAGATATGAAAAAGGATATTTCGCAGGGCATCATCATTGCCAAAGAGCTGCTAAAGGACGCTGAGAAGCTTAACTCCAATCCAGCTATGTACGGCTATGACAATCTCTACAACAAGCTCATAGAGCTTGATTTGTGCGTCCAGCAGCTATTAGCCGACATGGAGGCAAAATGAGGGAAGGTGAATGGCTTGGGTTTGCTTTAATTATTTTTGGCGGGATTGGCTGGGTCATGAATATTGTTTCAGTGGCTCAGTCGGATGTCGTTAGCGGAATGGTTATCCTGCGAGTAGTTGGAATATTCATGGCTCCATTGGGAGCAGTATTGGGGTATCTATGAACTGGGCAGATAAAGTAGCAATCACTACGCTATTGATTGCCTCGGTCATAGTAATGGCTGCAATTAGATTGGGTCTTCATCTTGGAGGCTGGGCTTGAAAATAATCAAATCACAATTTTGGTATATCTTGCAAAAAGAGATCGCAGCAAGGAAAAAGAAATGACAGAAATAATCTTTCTTTTTTTCTTACTTAGTGGAGTCCTGTTTTGGGCTTTTGCTTTATTCGTAATTTTAAAAATATGGTTTGAGAAATGATGACAAAATCAACGGTTTGGGCTTTTGAAGCAGATAAAGTAAATGAATTTGCTTATATGAATAATGCGTTTTCAAAAGAGGAATGCTTGAAAATTATTGAGCTTGGCGAAAGTTTAGAGCTGCAGAGTGGGACTACCGTATCCAATTCAGTTGCCCGAGATAGTCAGATCTCTTGGATATTTCCCAGTGAGGAAAGTGCTTGGATTTTTAGACGAGTGATCGATGTAGTCACTTCTTTGAATAACCAATTTTTTAAGTTTGATCTTTTTGGTCTTGTTGAAGGATTTCAATTTACCAAGTATTCAGATCCTGACGGCTTTTACGGAGCGCATATCGATAAAGTTTACGATAACCTTGTAAGGAAATTATCGATTACCATTCAACTATCAGATCCCGATGATTACGAAGGTGGAGAGTTGCAGTTGCATATCAAAGCTGAGCCACTGGTAATGGATAGGGCTATTGGTTACTTAGTAGCGTTTCCAAGCTATACGCTGCATGAAGTAAAGCCTGTCACAAAAGGCACACGTTATAGCTTGGTTGCTTGGGTTACTGGAGCCCCTTTTAAATGACTACATTCACTACAGAAGATCGACTTCAAGCTGAAAAGATTGACTACGAAAAAGACATTCCAGTCCCGTTTGTTGGGTGGATGAGGTATGAGCCAGTGGTGATTGTTGAAAGCGGAGCCAGCGTTCCGCATGAGAACGAGACTAGCGTTTAGATTTACCAACAATCTTTTTACGCATTTCACTTTCAAACTCGTAGTCTTCACGACACCAGTTGTCGCAAAATGCCCTGTCTGCTAAGGGTGCGTTACACGAAAGGCAGTACCCAGTAGTTCGGTGATGCTTTTTGTATTTATAGGGCTTGTCACCCTCTTTATCGTAGACGGCATCAATGTCAACACCGTCCATAAAATGATTTGTCATGCCAATGTCCCGCCAGCCTTTTGATATGCCAGCTTTAAATCATCAATTTTGTTTTCGTGCTGCCCATATCCAGCACCGGGCAAACTTGCCCAAATACGAGCGCACTTCTTAACAGCTTCATCAAATCTACCAGCGTTTATATCGTCCAATGCTTTGCATTCCTTGATCTGTTGCAAAGCGATCAAATCCTGAGATTTAGGCGAAAAATCATTTAGGTGTAGGGTTGCCTTATATGCGTCAAAATAACGTGACAGAAGCTGGTATCGACCCGCTGCAGTTGATTTTAGCGTTGGATTGAGTTGCACAAGCTTTCTAGGATGATCCAAATAGCCATAAAACAATGTACCGCCTACTAAAACGTTGTATCCGTTATCTGATTTGGCTAGAAGTTTTTCCCCAATCTCGCTATGAGCGATCATGTCTAGGAACGCTTTTTCGTTAGGTGTCATTTACTTAGGGAGTCGTATTGGTCGTAACAGGCTTGGAGGGCTGATCTGATTTGATCTGCTCGGGCAGCTTCCCTGATAAGAAACTCTCCATCCTCGGCATAAAGGGCTGCCCCAGTTCCACACGTTGCAGTGTTGGTGGCTTCAGTTTTGGGTCTGTTGGGACGGTTCCGCAAGCTGATAAGAGCATCGGCAAGCTTAGCGTTAATAGCATTAATTTGAGCATTTTTGTCCTTTTCAATTTTATCGGCTGCTGCTTGGTGTTGGTCTTTTAGCTCTTGAGTTTTAATGACTTGATCGGCTTTGTATCGATCAAACCTAGAAGCTTCAAAACTGTATCCGAGATACCAAGAAAAAGCCAAAGCTGCCATTCCTGCTGCAAGCTTGATATAAGTAAGGATTGGAAGTGGAAACATTAATCGACTGGTTGAGTCGTTATAAATCTTAGGATTGCCACAATTAAACCAATAGCCACAAAAATAATTCCATAGTATTTTGGATCGATAACATTTTGCAAATAGGAAAAGTTATCCATCAAAGCACCAAATATGACCAATGCAAACGAGAACCACATTGTTCTCGAATGACGCATTTTTTTCATTTTTTCTTTGGTGCAGCCTTTTTTGCTGCTGGTTTTTTGACAACTGCTTTAGTTGCTGGCTTGACAGCAAACTTCTTGGTAACTGTTTTTTTGACCGCTGGTTTACGCTTTTTAGGGTCTTCAACGGGAGCCAATGTTGGCTCTACTGGTTTTCTGCGGAGTAATGCACAAATTTTTGTAAACATTATTTATCCACCTTTTGATCCAGCTTATCAAGGATCTTGTCGAGTTTTGAAAATATTTGATTGGTGACTGCAGCAAAATCTTCACGTTTAACATATTGTCCAGCCACCAATACCTCAATGTTGCCCACTTTTTCGGCAAGCTCTTTGTCAGCTTCCTTTAGTGATTTATAAGAATCCCACATCATTTTGATAATTACACCAAATCCAATGTTGAGAATGCCAAAAAACCAATTTAAAGAAGACTGATCCATTGCTACACCTTATTCAGTAGGGGCTGCGTCATCGGCAGCAGTGTTTGTAGGTTCCGCTGGAGTTTGCGCTGCAGCAGATTGAATTGCTTGAATCTGAGGAATAGCTTGAATTTTGATCTTGTTTACTGTTTCTTCGACCAATTCCATAGGCAACTTACGCAAGCCAGCCACTACTGCTTCAACTTCTGCAATTTCCAAATTAAGCTTAATCATGATTTTCCTTTTTAGACTACTGGTTGTTTTGGAGCTTTAGGAAGCAAACCAACAAAAGCCTCAGCAGTCGCTGGCAAGGTTCCAGCTTCTATTGTATATGCCTTAGTCCAATATTTGTCTCTCCAAGCGATCAAAGCCTCAGCGTCAGCTTTGAATTGTGCGTTGGTAGAGTTGGCATAAGTAACTGCAGTATTCATAGAGCTGTAGCCCCATGAACGAGCAACGTCATCTAAGTTTTGCTGCGCTACACCTTCATACAAAAAAATGGTTTGTTCTTTTGTTGGTGCAATAGGATAGCTTGCAGAAATGTCTAGCCATCCATTTTTAATAGCTTCCTCAATAAGTGGCACTTGAGTTGGATCTGTCTCATCAAAAGCGTAAACTTGATTTTGTGGATTTTCGTAATATTTCATTTTTTATCTCAATTCTGCCCAATAGGTTAACCCGCCATTTGATATATCCAAGCGATATGTTGCTCCGTTAGCAATCACTCCGTTAGCACCACACGCAGCACCCGTTGTATTATCACGTCCAAATCCAACAATCCACACGTCTGAATAAAGTTGACAACTTAAATTTGTGCCGTTGCAAATAACAGAAACAGCAATAGGCTTGCCCGTTGAGTTTGTATAAGTTACCCCAGCAGCCCTAACTCCAGTGTAATCTCCCCATGCTTGACCGCCCATACCCAAGGCATAAGTAATATAACCAGCAGGGTTGGTTGCGTTGTAAGGGGTGTATCCAAGAGCATTGGTAACGTCAAGAGCCGTCAAAGTTACCGTACCAACTCGACCATTGAAGCTGGCTACTTTTGCAGAATCAGCAAAATAGATATTAGTTCCATCGCCATAAATGAATGTTGATTCACCTTGAGTCAACGTCACACCAGTACCAGCAGCCGTTTTAGCTGTCAAGGTATATGCGCCAGTGGTATTGTTTTGTACGATCCATTCGCCCACAATATTTGGGAAAATAAGATTTCGTGCTGCAGTTTTTGCGCCTGAAACAATAATTACTGGATAGGCAGATTGAAGCTGGCTAACAGTGACATCAGCGGAAGTTACGGTAATTGGCTGAGATCCTTCAAAAGCCAAAGAAACCCATCCAGCTCCACCAGTATCAGGGTTGGTTGTATTGTTTTCTACGGTATTAGTCCAAAGACCAGCAAAGTTTGCAGCTTGCAATATGGCTCCTTTTGGATAGCCACCAATCGCTGTCGAAAATACTGAGTCATACGGGAAAAAACCACCAGCATTTTGCCATTGCTGAATTGCAGTCACTTCATTCAAAATGCCATTAAAGTCAGCACCGAATGGAGGCACACCGCCAGCACTAAGAGCAGTAAAGGTGAGTGGCGGGAATCCGTCAGTCAAAGACGCTTTACCGTTCGTAATGCCAATTTGCGAGGCAGTAGGAATAGTATTTTTATAACTTGGACCCGCAG